GTATCGTTAGGCGATTGTAAGGTTTAAAAAATACCTGGAATGATTTGTCCAGTAGTTATGTATGCGCCGATGGCAGCAATGACACCTAGCATAGCTAGACGACCATTCAGTTCTTCTGCATCGTGCATGAGGAAACTTGCTTCTTCTTTGTTCATAATTTCTATAGGTGGTTCGTTTGCAAAAATGTTTTGTTTACCGTATTCGGTTATAACTGTCATTGATTTGAAAGATAGGTGAATGGCGATGATGAACTGTCAGGTCGCCATGTCTACCTACTTATTTTTATAACCTGATTCAAATGCTTTTTTTAAAGTACCATCTGGGTTGTACTTTTTCTTACGTGCTTTTTCACTAGCTATTCTTTTAGCTTCAGTTGCAGATTTATGCATCTGCTTTGCTTCATTATATGTTGGCATTGTTAGAATTGAATGTCAGAGCGTTCTAGTTTTTTCATAATCTTTTGTCTGTATGCTGGATCATCGTCATACCTAGGATCTTCCATAGCTCTTACCATTTCAGCTTGACTCTCAAATAAATCTGCTGCTTGAGTAGGTGGTTTACCTGTGATGACTTTTCCATCTGATCCAACAGTATCTGAATATCTATTCATAACTGATTGAAGTGCAAAGAAACATGAGATAGGATCACCTCTATCAATTACATGATCAAACATCTTTTGCTCTTGATCAGAAAGATTAGAGTTAGCCCATTTCATAAGTTGAGCGTATTTCTGTTCACCACCTGCAACACTTTTTAGACGAGTTACATCATCATCTGTTAATTGCTGTGGTAAGTTCTTTTCAGTCCGAACTCTATACTGTAGATAAAGCTTGGCTAATTCACCTGGACCTTTCTGTGCTAACTCTTTTAAGGTGTCATCACTAAAACCATCATTCCGTTCATCCCATAATTTCTCAAAGACATCGGTAGTTTCAGGTTCTTCCTCTTCTTCCTTTTCTTCAGTCTTCTCTTCTGTTTCTGTTTCAGATTTTTCTCCTAATTTTTTTTGGAGTTCGAGGTGAGCTTTCTCTAGTTCTTCAGCACTCTTATATTTTCCTGCTAAAAGCTGTTCTTGCTCAGCCTCCATCTCCTCACCAACTTTAAGTGACTCTTGCTCTTCTGCATTAAGTTCACCAGGTGGTGTTGTCTCTTCTATCTGTGTTAATGTTTCTGCCATAAGGTGGTTGTTATTGTTCTGGGTCTAGTTGTGCTGCTAATGCTGGGTTCTTTGATGGATCATTCATTGGTGTCTTGAGCATATTGATTTCATTCTCTGCACTTTGCTGAGCCATCTGTGCTTGTTGTGCTTGTTGTCTTTCAGCTTGTATCTCTTGCATACTTCGAACAAGGTTGAGCACATCTATACCTTGAGCTGCTGCTAGTCGTTTAATAACTTCTTCTGGGTTGATGTAAGTAACTAAAGCCTCTGGTCCCATAGTCTGGGTAACAGTTGTTAAAAACTGAGCTAAGCTCTCACGATCTTGACCTCGACCAAGTGCATTTACACCAGCAACAATTGTAGGTTTAACTAGATCTTTTGGTAATTTAGGTATCTCACCAGTCTTTTGAAATACATTTAGTTTTCTATTCAAGTATGGAACTAAGAACTCAACAGTTAAAAGACTGAATAGTCCTCCTAGTTGTTGTTCCAATTCCATCTGAGTCATTCTGACTTCTTCTGCTGTAGTCCTCTCAGAGTTTCTAACATTAAGTATTAGGAATGCTTCAGACAATCGCCTCTCTAATTGAGTAGCCATTTCAAAAGCTGTTCTAAAGTCAGCAGTCTTTCCAACTTGTACAACCCCAATATCATCTGGTCTTCCCTGAATGATTGCACCATTACCAGCCGTGGCTAGTGTTTGTGGTTTAGTACTTGAAGCAGGTGAGACAGTGAATACAACCTTAGCTGCAGCCGCACTTCCTTCAACTAGAGCTTGGGATAAAGCTTCTAAAGACTTAAGATCTCCCATGAATTCTTCAACCCTTCCTCTTCCGTAGACCTCTCCATCAACATTATTGAATCGTAAAGGTAACCACGGAGTTGCATCTATTGGTGACTTACCTTTTGAAGAAGGGATTTCAAAATCATAAACTTCTTGATGCCATATAAATCTATTATTATCAAGACGTACATGTGTGTAGATATCTACATCTTCACTTCCAGTACCACTATCAGGATCAACAACACTGTCAATCTTTTGTTCTAGTATGTCTGGAGGTACTTCTTTCTCTAATAACTTCTTATTGATTCTTTCTTTTGTGACGATTTCAATTAAATGTCCGTTCCCGTCGCGTTCTAAAACATAACGATTTAGCGGAAACATTTTTAACCCTTCCTTACCCATAAAGACCAATACATTACCTGCAACAATCAAGTGTTTTAATGCTTGATGAATGACTACACGGTCACTAGAGGCAGCGATTGATTCAAGGATTGTTCTTTCAATCTTTGCAAATGAAAGATCTAATTCAGATCTCATCTCAGGAGGGAAACCACCCTCCATTAAGGTTGAATCATCTAATTGAAGTTTGAAGAAACTAGTTTGAGGAGGGAGTAAAGCAAGCATTAATTTAGATGCAAGCGTTACTACTCCCTTAGCTCCAACCGATTGCCATGGAGTTATTAAATTCTTTGCTCCATTAACATTATCTTCTTCACCTCTTACTAAATGAGGTAGGGTTAAACGTGTTGCTTGTTCTGCTACGTTTAGAAATTGGGAACGTTCACTGGATAAAGCGTCATATCTACTTTTCGCTGTCATTAGTTTAGATATTTAGTGAACGTATACGCATTGACCTTCCTAGTTGTCTTGTTCCTGTGGAAGTTCTACCACTCTTGTATGCTTTAGAGCGTCTCATTTTTACACCAGGTGCATTGTTAGATAACATCCGATAGTTTTGACTACCTGCTATTTGAGATAGACGTTGATTTAAGATGTCTCTCTGACTATCAATACGACCTTGTAAGATGGATTCTTGATCAGCTAACTGCTGACCCCAGGTGGTTCTTAAAGTATCAAAGTCACGTGCTTGTGTTTGACTTAGATCTCCTATCTGTCTGCCAAATGCTTGCTCTATACCAGCTAACCTTAATTGATTATCACTAATCATTTGGTTATATCTAGTATCTGCAGCTTGACGATTCGCAGTTATATCACCTCTTAACTCACTAGTAACGTCAGCTAGATTTTGAGCTTGAGTTTCAGCTTGTGAAGACAATCTATCAGAGAACTGTTGACCTTGTTGAGCTATTGAAGTTCCAAGGTTACCAATATCACCCGTTAGATCAGCTCTTACATTTGCAAGATCAGCTTGTGTTCCTGCAATTCCTGCCTGTTGTTGAGCTGTTAACTCACCTTTAAGTCCTGATAAAGCTGTTTGCTGTTGAGTTGTAATATCACCTCTCAAACCTGCTAAACCTTCTTGTTGTTGAATTGTAAGATCACCTCTTAAACCTGCTAGACCAGCTTGTTGTTGAGCAGCTTGAGTAGTTAACTCTCCTCTTAATCCTGTTAGACCAGCTTGTTGTTCAGCAGCTTGAGTAGTTAACTCTCCTCTTAATCCTGTTAGACCAGCTTTCTGTTCAGCTGTTAACTCTCCTTTCAAACCAGCTAGACCTGCCTCTTGTAGAGCAGCTTGAGTAGTTAACTCTCCTCTTAAGCCAGTTAAACCAGCTTCCTGTTTAGCAGCTTGAGTAGTTAACTCTCCTCTTAAACCAGCCAGACCTGCTTTCTGTTCAGCTGTTAGCTCTCCTTTTAAACCAGCTAGACCAGCCTCTTGTAGACCAGCTTGAGTTGTTAACTCTCCTCTTAAGCCAGCTAGACCAGCCTCTTGTAGAGCAGCTTGAGTTGTTAACTCTCCTTTTAAACCAGCTAGACCTGCTACTTGTTCGGTTGTTAACTCTCCTTTTAAACTAGCTAGATCTGCTTTCTGTGCAGCTGTTAACTCTCCTTTTAATCCTTCTAAACTTTCTTGTTGGTTTGCTTGTTGTTCAATAAGGGTACCTTCTAATCCACTGATATCTGAGTAGATTGATTCACTTAACTTAGCTAAATCTGCAACTCTTTGTGATGTCTGTAATTTTGTGATATCACCTAGTCTTGAATCGAATGTTTTTTGTAGGTCACCAATTCTTGTCCCTAAAGCTTCAGCTTCTGCGTCTTGAGTAGTAGATAGTTTTCCAAACTCAGTCTCAAAAGTTTTTGTTATATCACTGAACCTAGTATCAAGTGCAGATTTTTGTGCTTCTGTTTCTGTTGCTTGCTTATCGAAAGTTTCTTGAATGTCACCGAACTTACCTGCGAAGGCAGTTTCAACCTCAGATAGTTTGAGATCTGATTTAGTACCTAAAGCAGTTTGTAACTGCTGACTATAGAAATCACCTTGATCCGATAATTGTTTTGTGATAGTCGCTAGTTCTTTCTCATAAGTTTTAGCAAGACCAGCTAGTTCTGTTTCGGTAGTAGTCAGACCTTTAACACCTTCAGTTAATTGACGTTGGATGTCATTAAATTTATCATCTAAACCTAAAGCTTCTATCTGTTTGTCTACACCAGCTGATCCAGTTGTAAACCTAGTATCGAACTGACTTTCAATGTTAGCAAATCTTTTATCTAAATCACTTGTATATTCTTTTTCAAACTCTTTAAGTTGAGCGTCAAAATCAAGCTCACCAATCTTTGTACTCAGGTTTGCTATTTGAGTATCATAGTTTATTGCTTTCAGACGTTTATCAACATCAGCTAATCCAGTTGTAAGCTGTGTTGTAAAAGCAATACCTGCCTCACCTAATCTTTTCTCTAATAAATCGTTAAAGTTTTGAGATGTTTCTTTTATCTTATCTTGTAAACCAGTCGGATCATATCTACCCTCTTTTAACTCTTTAGTAAACTCATCTTGTAAGCTTTTAACCTGTGTAGTAAGAGTCTCTTGGAATTCTTTTTGAGCTTGTAAGCTTATCTTCTCAGGATCTACATCACCATCGGTAATCTGTTTAGTTAGATCTGTGAATTTATCATTCAGACCATTTAACGCTTTTTGTATTTGAAGCTCAACATCAGTACCACTAGCAAACTTACCAGCATCAATCTGTTTTTGAATGACGTTAGCTACATCTGCAGTCTTGGCATAACCTCCAAGAGCACCACTTATCTTTGTATCTACTCCTTCTAATTGTTTTTGTACACTTTCTTGATTAGCTGATACAGTCGCACCAAGAGTCTTTAACGATTCTGTTAATGCACTTTGATCAGTTTCATTGGTGACATTAATAGTAGGTGAAAATTCACGTGGCTTAAGTAAGTTAGTTATTTGATCTTGCAGTCCTTCTATCTTACTTTCGTATGTTTTGGATGTCTTTGTAAGATTTGTAAGATCCGCGCCAAATGTTTCAGATAGCTTAGCTTCTAATACACTTAGATCAATCGTACCTGATTCTGTTTGTGTACCTAAACCAGCAAACTCAGATGTTAATCTCTTAAGTTCACCTTCAGCCATTGTTATGGCATTTTCTATACCTGTTAAATCAGTAGACTTTATATCCTTTAACTTATCCTCAACTGTAAGATTTACTAAACTCTTTATTGCCTCATTTTTAATTTGATCTGTGTTACCTGCATCCTTATAGTTATCATTAATTTCTTTTAATGATACTCCCATTTGTTCAAGATCTGATTTCAACGAATCAATTTCAGACGTATAGTCTAAAGTTTCTAATGATGACTTTAATGCAGCTATATCTGTAGTGTTCTTACCCTTTATTCCTCGGACTTGTTCAGCAACGGCATCAAGGTTGTTAGATAAGCCAGAACTGATAGCCTCTTCCCAAGCAATTTGATTCTTTTTATCTGCACCAGCTAACGCATCAAACTTGTCCCAAATAGTTTTACCGTCGTCATCTCTTAAATTATCTTTTACTACTTTTAAAATGTCTTGATTAGATCTAGTAGTATCACCAGGTACATAACTCTCTATTAGACTTTTAAGCTGAGCTTCGTTTCTAATGTTACCTAGATTGACACTACTTATACTAGCTAACGATTCCTTTTGAGCCTTAGTAAGACCAGTTATACCTTTAGCTTCAAGTTGTTTGTCTAAATAAGTGTCATAATACTTTTGAAATTCTTTATCTTTTAAAGCCGTTGAGACATAAGCAGATGCACTAGGTGCGTTCTCTATATCAGACCAATCAATAGAATCTTTATCTAAACCTAGAACATCTAATTTATTTTGTAAATCTTCAGAAGCAGTTGTTAAATCAGTTGACGTTGCATAATCTTTTAACGCATTTGTGATTAGGCTATCAATATATCCCTTAGATAAGGTTGTATCTTTGTCTCCGTGCTCACCGATAAGATCTATAATATCTAGATCACTTCGCTGAGTATCAGTGTCCTCAAAGTCAGGGATTCCATCCTTCTTAACGTAATCATCTAGATTAAGATTCGCTAATTCGCTTCTTATTCCTTCAATTGCCGACCAAACTGGATCTTTAGCAATGCCTCTAAAATTGTCATAAACAGCACTATCAGTTTCATCGAAACCTTTCTTATTAAAATCATCTTCTAGTCCTTTCTCTATAGCCTTCCTAAAAGATTCTTCAGTATAGTTTGGATTAGTTTGGAAGTCATGTATCCAATAGGCAAGTCCATCCTTATCTACAGGTTTAGAACCGACTGGTGCATTTTTAAATATACTTTCTACAAGCCTACCTACATCTGCATTAGTCATTTGGCTTCTTGCCATCTAATTATCCTCCATTTTATTTTTTATCCACTCCACAACTGATCGTTGACCAGAGCGATACATAATTTGTTCCATTGATTCATTGGGAGTAGGGTTAAGAGGTGGATGTATTTCTTCAAGCTCATTCAAGACAGACTCAATGGTTGGTCCGATGATTGACTCAAGAGTATTGGGGTAGGTTGACATTGCTATGTTCAAAGAACGCTGGCATTCTTGCTGACTTAGTTTCGGAAAGCTCAGGAGCCTTGCCGTTATACATAAGATTATCGCTAGAATCCAGCCAAAATTTTTTACTTAAATATTTATCGCCATAGGTATTCTTACTTAGTGGCTCTATGATCCAGTTAATGGTGGCTTTCCTAAGTTTATCCAGAGATTGACTCCAAGATAAGCCCATATCGTGACATACAAGGCTATTAGTGGCCACGTGTATCTGTTCGTCTCTGGATATATCAGCTGATACCGTTCTGAGACCAGCATCACCATTAAACCTAAACATAGGCAATAGAACAAAGAATATAGCACGTTCAATAACTAGGGCTTTTGTAATCATGTGGTCAGGGTGCGCTTCCCACGCATCCCTTAAAAGGAAGGCTTCTTTCTCTGCCTTCTCGTCAACGCCTAATGCGTTGGTGATGTAGCCAAGAGCGAGATCATGTTTGACCTCATCCTTGACGTTGGATTCTAGAAGTTTCCTTGCAGAATCAGGTACATTTTTCTCAAGAGATTCTTGGATATAATTCCCGACTGGAAGCTCCATGTGCCGTACTGCCAAAGCACGGTAGATGGTCTCTTCAGCTCCCTCTTTAAGTTTTCCTCCTGTAGTTTGGACAGGAGTCCATGTTCTCTTTCTATTGAGTAACTTCTCATATGGGTTCATTCTTGACAATCGCATTGGGGTTCGTTGTTTAAAATCCCCTGCAAGTAATCTTGGACATCATCTTCGTCTAAAGCAGCATATGCACTTGACTTATCCTGTGTGTCTCCCATTACCTGAAGGCTGTAGTATAAGGAGGTTTGAGGCGATGCCAACCACTCTTCGACGAATTGCTCATCGTATTCTATAACGTCACTCCATGAGTTAAAGCTATAGCCGTGAAGAAGTCCTGTATGGTTCAGCATATACATGATTTGGTCAGCTACCTTTTTATAGGCATCCCAACCAACCTCTGAGGCGATCTCTACATCACCATAGTCATATGTCTGAACTCCAAAAGTGCCGCTGTCT